TACTAAACCCAAGACAGTACTACGAACTAATACAGAACGTTGAGTCAAACTCTCTAATCAATAGAGATTCTCAAGGTACTGCATTACAGTCTGGACAAGGCATCATTGAGATTGCAGGCATTAAGATCTACAAGTCAATGAACATACCTTTCTTCGGAAACTATGGTACTAAGTATGGTTCTGCATCAGCTACAAACCCCGGTGTAACAAGCCCCGGAAACGTAGGATCATTCATTGGCGATGACACAACTGCTAATGGAGTTGAAGATGCACGTTCTAACGTAACTGGTATCCATAACAACTATGGTAACCACTCTGACTTTGAAAACAGCTGCGGACTTATCTTCCAAAGAGAAGCTGCTGGTGTTGTAGAAGCTATCGGACCACAGGTTCAGATAACAAGTGGAGACATTTCAGTTGTTTACCAAGGTGACGTAATCCTTGGAAGACTAGCTATGGGTGCAGACTTCCTAAACCCTGCTGCTTGTGTGGAGTTACTTGCTGGAGCAGATGCTGGTTCTACTGGCAACGCTGCGTTCGGTGACAACTATCCAACTAACGCTTAATTTTTATTTTTATACGGGGACTTCGTGTCCCCCTTTTTTTATGGCTTCCACAACTATTGACCTCGATACCGAACTATCCGCAGTTAACTCAATACTGGGAGCTATCGGTCAGTCACCAATAACACAATTAAAAGACCCTACAACAGGGGTAATTACAAACGCTAACCCAGAAATACAATTTATATATAATCTACTTAAAGATGCTAACGTAGATGTACAAGCAGAGGGTTGGCATTTCAATACAGAAAAACACGTACGATATACACCTGACTCCGTAACTGGTAAGATTGCCATAGGAGCAGATATACTACAACTAGATGTAACAGATGGATGGAAACACAGACAGTATGACGTCGTTAGAAGGAGCGGTCATCTTTATGATAAGTATGACCATACTGATGATTTCTCTGACATAAGTGAGATCTATCTAGACGTTGTAAGGTTATATGCTTTTGACGATTTACCACCAGTATTCAGAAGATTTATTACTTACAGAGCATCAAGGCAGGCAGCTGTACAATTAGTATCTAATCCCGGATTAGTACAGTTGTTAGGTGTACAAGAACAACAAGCTAGAGCTGCACTTATGGAATACGAATGTAATCAGGGCAACCATAATATGTTTGGATTACCAGAAGATAGCTCATATACAGCTTACGAACCATGGAGGAACTTAGCTAGATAATGGCAAATATTAGACAGACTGTGCCAGCTTACTCAGCTGGTATATCAGAACAGCCTGACCATTTAAAATTTCCCGGTCAGGTTAAAGATTGTCTAAACGCTGTACCAGACGTAACCAAAGGTTTATTTAAAAGACCGGGTGCTAGACGTGTAGGTACAGCTAAACTACCTAACGTACAAACCGGCGGTTCTTTCTTTCATTACTATCGTGATGATAACGAAGGATCTTACATAGGACAAGTTGCACCTAACGGACAGCTAAGAGTATGGAAAGCTAGCGGACGTAACGCTGGTGCAGAACAGACTGTCGTGTATGGTACAGGTGGTCAAACAGCAATCACAAATTACTTAACAACAAACGATCCAGAAAATTTACAATTCTTATCTATAAATGATACAACATTTGTAAGTAATAGAGATACTACAAACTCTAATACATTAGTAGGTACTACAGGTACAACAGATGGTAGACCTAGTGGTGAAGAGCACTGTGCATTTGTTGAACTAACAAGAACAGAAAACGGTAGACAATATGCTGTAAACATTTATGACAGTAGTTCTACAGGTAATTTAACAACAGTTAAAAGAGCTACAAAAGTTGCTATTACAGGTAATACATTTGACGAAACAGATGGGTCAGGATCATGTCCCGGTATAGGAACAGCAGTATATGCTGTAACAGCAGACAGCAGCTATGCAACTAACGAACGTATATTACATGTAAAAAATAGTGGTGGTACTACAATAACATCAGGAAAGAACAACTTAACATTTAGAGTCTCCGCTCTAGGTCAGCAAGGTATCAGCCCTAACTATAGTGCTGGAGAAAACGGAGCTGGTGGACAGAACTACAGATGCAGTTACCACTTAGAACTTGTGCTTCTACATGGTGGCGAAGGTTGGGATGTCGGAGATAAGATAACTATAATTCCTGAGCATGCTTCAACAGCTAGTACATCTGATGGACAAGCTAATATAGAAGTTACAGTAATTGAAGTAGAAACTACTCAGGTAAAGGCTACAGTTAACTCAAGTGGAGACGGACTTATACGCCCATCACCTACACCTTTTGATGCTGATACAGCTATTACAGCAGAAGCTATTTTAGGTGGTATCTCTACAAATTTACCGAGTGGTATTAACGCTAAGGTTATAGGTACTGGTGTGTATTATTCTAGTGCTAACCCATTTTCTGTAGAGGTCATGGAAGATGACATTATGCGAGTCTTTCAAAAGTCTGTCAATGATGTATCACGTTTACCAGTTCAGTGTAGGCATGGATATATTGTTAAAGTATCTAATGCTAGAATATCAGATGAAGATGATTACTACCTAAGATTTGAAGGTAATGATAATTTAGATGGTTCTGGATCATGGGTAGAATGTGCCGAACCGGGTATCGCTAAAAGCTTTACTAACATGCCGCTAGTCATTCAGAGAACGTCTATGGCGAATCAGAATACATCTAGTGAAGTAGCAACATTTACTATAAAACAATTTACATATGCTGATAGAGCTGTAGGTGATAATAGAACTAACCCATTACCTCGTTTTGTAGGGCAACGTATCAACAAAGTTATATTTTTTAGAAATAGATTAGCCTTTTTATCTGGAGAAAATGTAGTACTATGTCGTCCCGGAACTTTAGGTGAACCAGATTTCTTTGTTGAGTCTGCTCTTGCAACAGGTGCAGCTGACGCTATTGATATAGCCTGTGCTTCTGTATTCCCATCTGATTTATTTGATGGTATTGAAGTTAATAGTGGTTTGTTAGTATTCAGTACAAACCAACAGTTTTTATTATCATCAGATGCGGAGATTTTAAACCCAGAAACTGCAAAGCTACGTAGTGTAGCTACCTATAATTATAACAAAGATGTACCGCCTATATCAATGGGTGTAACGGTAGCCTATGTAGATAACTCTGGTAAGTTCAGCCGGTTTAACGAGATGGCTAACGTACGACGAGAAGGTGAACCTACAGTTGTAGAACCTAGTAAAATCGTACCTACACTATTAGATAAAGATATAGACCTTCTTACAAATTCCAGAGAAAATTCTCTTGTGCTTTTCGGTAAGACCTCATCTCGTGATGTCCTAGGATTTAGATACTTTAACGTAGGTGATAAACGTCAACAACAAGCATGGTTTAAATGGAGATTTAATAAAGGGTTACGTTATCACTTTATAATTAATGATGACTACTATTTCTTAGATGAGAATAACTTTTTACAAACCTTAAGTCTTGTAGAAGATGACGATGACATTAGTATCACACAAGACAGTGTAGAATATCTAGTACATTTAGATAACTATACAACACTTGCTGCTGGAACGTACGACTCAGGTACAAACTTAACAACATTTACAAACAAAGCTACATGGATACCAGATGTTACATCACCTAATAATAAACTGGTTGTTATTGATATTGATAGCGGAGCGACTAGAGTTGGAAGATATGCTGAAACAACTTTACTAGGCAACAGTCCTAATGATGACTTTACACTTCCCGGCGATTGGAGCTCAGGTACATTCTACATAGGTTATCTTTATGATTATCAGGTAGACTTTCCTACTATATATCCTACACAAGTACAAGGAGAAAAGTCTAATACAGATCTAAGTGGTATGCTTGTTTTACATAGACTACGTGTACATTTAGGAAAAGTAGGATTATACGAAACAACATTAACTAGAGTAGGAAAAGATCCATACACTGAGATATATGAATCTCCTGAGTATGACGAGTACGAAGCATCTGATGCACCATATGTAGAAGAAATTATACGTACTGTACCAGTCTATGAAAAGAATACTAACGTAGATATTACAGTCAAATCAGCCCATCCATCACCAGCTACACTCAGAGCTATGTCATGGGAGGGATCATTTACACCCAAATATTATAAACGTGTCTAATTATATACACCCAATCACAACTAAGGCTGCCTATGAGGTGGCCTCAAACCTACGTCCAGAAGACCGTAGGGAGCTCGAAGAAGGCTGGGGGGTAGAACCTATCCGCTACCTTCTTCACGCTGCTTATTCAGTCCCCTGCGTGTATTTTACGTCACCTAGCGGCAAGGCTGCTGGTATGGCTGGCGTTGGACAAAAGGGAGATATATGGATGCTATGCACTCCTGTTATCTATGAAAAACCGAGGTTGTTTGTAAGAGAGGCGAAGCGGTATGTCGATAACCGTCAGGAGCCCCTCCTCTGGAACATCGTTGACAAAAGAAACACAGCCCACATCAGGCTGCTAAAATTCTTAGGATTCAAGTTTTTACGTCAAGTAATACATGGTCCTAATTACTTACCATTTATCGAGTTTTGCCGTGTGCGCAGATGCTAATGCCGCTATGAGGTATCAAGCCAAACAAAAGTGGCTAGAAAAAAATTTTAAATATAAATCTGAAGGTAACAAATACCATAACAGAGAAGCTGGATATAAGAAGTCCTTAAATGATAACGTCATAGGATTCAGTCGAGCTACAAGTGACGCTTACTCTAAAGCTATATATGCTAGAGGTAGTGCCATGAAACAAACAGAATCATTAATGAAAAACTACTTCAGAAAACAGAAGGTCAACCAAGGCGGTAGGGCTCGAAGTTATAGGAGAAGTTCTGAACTGATGCAACTGCTATTCGCAAAAGGTCAGCTGCGAAACAAAGTACGAAATAAATTTGGTCGAGATCAAGCGTTAGCTTACCAAGGTAACTTACGTAAGAAGCAGTCCATGGATGCTAAGAATCGTAAGACACTTGGATTTATGCCAGAATATGGTGCTCCAGTTCTGATGCCACCGAGTGATAGATTTAGTACATTCCTTAATTTTGCTATGGGAGTTGGAGGTATTATAGCTTCTTCTGATATTAAAGTAAAAGAGAATATTACATATGTAGGTAGCTCACCACAGGGTCACACCATATGGGAATTTAACTACACAGGTTCTCCTACACGTTATCGTGGAGCTATGGCACAGGAGGTTGCTAAGATCAATCCTATGGCTGTAGGTATAGAAGATGGTACTCTGACTGTAGACTATAGTAAAATTGATGTTGACATGGTGGAGGTATAATGACTACTCTACAAAAACTAATTAACCAATCTAATGATGCACCACCCAGCATTAGTGAAACTAACTATCTAGATACAGACGCTACTGTTGGTTTAGTTGAAGCAAAAAATGCAGAGATAGATAAATCCATCAAAGATGCAGAAGATTTCTTTCAGCAAAGAATAGATATATTTAACGCTTCTCATAGTAGGAGAATGGATAATCTAAATAAGCTGGTAAATTTTCTACCAAAAGCCAAGAAGATTATAGACAACAAGATCAACTTTGATAATGACATAAATCATATTCAGATGCTTAAGCAGGCTGGTGAAGATTATGAAGCAGACATGCTTGACTCACAAGCTGAGACTTTAAGCAACGAGTATAGTGTTGGATTACAAGGTGCAGCTGGAGAATTAGTAGCTAACGATGGTCCCAAGTTTGCCAAGAACATGGCTCTCATGGGATCTATAGATACTGAAGAATTAAATACAAGACAGATATTAGATCGCTATTCTTTACTTACACCAGCTCTTATGGCACAGGCAAAGAATAGTCTGATTCTACCTAATGGATTAGGTTATGGTGACATTGTAAATCCTGATGATATTAATGAATGGAATCTAACTGCCCAAGGTTTAATCTTAGGAGAGATATATCGCAACAATCCTGATATAACTGATAGAGAAGTTAGAAAGTATTTATTACCCGGGCTACGCAGTGCTGAGAAAAATTTACTAGCACAGTGGGCTAACAAGCAAGATCAGATAGCTGTTGATGCCTACAGTAAAAACAGAATGATTAAGGTCTGGGAATCAACAGGTGGTCAAACACCTATTGAAGCTAACTTTGGTGATACTGGTTTTATACAGCAAAGAGCTGCATACTTTGAACAAATCTACCCCGGGCAGGGACTACGATTTGCAAGAGAAGAGTGGCTAGATACTATTAAGCTAGGTGTTAAAGAAGAGTTTGTATCACAGCAAGGTGTGGATACATTACTTACAACACCAATTAAATGGAATGATGGTAGTACAATGCCTTATGAGAAGAAGTTTCCACTAGAAGCTTTAGAACTTAGAGGTGCTGTTACAGAGTCACATCTTGCCATGAAGCGAGAAGCTGACGAACAAGAAAAGAAAGCAAGAGAGCTGTGGAAGTTCCAGAACATAGAAATGCACGAAGGTGTTAAAGATCTTGATTGGGTAAGAGATACAGCTAAAAGCTGGAGAGAAACTTTTAAAACTACTGAGTATCCAGAAGAGCTTAAGACAGCATATACTGTTGGCTACGAAGATGAA